TTGACTATCGTTAATTAACTGTTTAATCCTGGTTTTGAGGATTTGAGAACCGAACTCGTTAAGGACTGTCCGACATACCGCAAGGCCATGTTAGTTAGTGATTGAACCTAAAGTACGTTCCCAAATTCTCACATCACTTAACTTTTTAAAAAACTAACTATTGACATTATCGCATACCTGTGATAGTATGTATTTATAGGTGGGAATAACCCATCTTATGAAGCGGGCAAGCTTCATGTTCTTTGACAATGGACCACGGTCCTACATACTACGGAGGTTCACCATGAGTGAAACAACAAAACACGTCCTTCCAAACGGATACACCTTTCTTGCATCGACTGCCGGTCAATACAGCACATGGGCAAAAGCAACTGATCCAATAACAGCGATCAGAAATGCACATAAACATGACGGGTCTGATAAAGTCCCAATTTATGTGGTGTACGGTAAAGACGAAGAAATATACGTGTCAGACTTTGGAGGCTATAACTGGCAAGCAGAAAACCCTCCAACACCAATCGGTATCTTTACAGTCACAAGCCGATCTATAAGACCCGTAAAGAAAGGTGATTTTAATAAAGATCACGTCGGTTGCTTAGAATGGATGATTGAAAATATCTCAAATATCGAAAAAATTATCGAAAAATATAAAGAATAGATAAAAGATCATAGCCCGCGGTTCACGGATCGCGGGTTTTTCTTTGCGGTGCGGTTACAAATAAACGCGTTCTATGTATATAGGAGCTGAGAAAAAAAATAAAAGTTTTTTGTAAATATAGGCGTAACCGGTGTAACCGTGTAACTTTGGTTGTTTTCTCCTGTGTATATAAGGACTTAGAAGTAACACAAAGTAGTTTCTAAAAATGTAACGTAACCAGAGTTTGTGTAACCTTAGAGGCCAGAAGTGCGTTAAGGGGGTCTGAAAACTTTTTTTATTTTTTTTTATTTCTGTAGCTATATATACAAGAGGGCTATTTTAAGGGTAAAGTATCTGCAAATAACTAGGATAATACTATGCCATCAGGACCTAAGACTAAAAAGCCCGCAAAAATTAAAAAAGGCGGACGACCTAAATCAACTAAAGCGGCGGCACTTACACGTAGACAAGAACTATTTGTAAAAGAACTGGTTTCGAAAGATGGCCAGATAACTATGCGAGAAGCGGCAATCAATGCAGGTTACCCTGCGGGATCAGCACACACTCGAGCTTATGAAATGACTAACGCTAATATTTGTCCCCATGTGGTGGCAGCTATACAATCGTATCGCGCTGAACTTGATGAAAAGTTTGGTGTGAATTATCAGCGACATTTACGAGACCTTCAAACCATTCGTGATGCCGCATTAACCAACGGTGCCTATTCGGCGGCCGTTCAAGCAGAATATCGGCGGGGGCAAGCGCAAGGCGATATTTATGTGAGCAAATCAGAGGTTCGTCACGGTAGCATCGATTCGATGAATAAAGACGAAGTGCTGAATGCTCTGAAGGAGATTAAACAAAGTTATGCCCCGATCACTATCGACGTTACTCCCGAAGGAGAGAGCAATTCCCAGAACCGCGACAAAGCGCGAAGCCGACTTTTGGAGGCTGATGAAGAATGGGATGCAGAAGAGCCCGAGAACATGGAAAAATACCCGAATTGAAACATGGGCAATGCCCGGAATACCTGATGTTTTATGCTGTGACGAAAACGGTAAATTTCATTTTATAGAGCTTAAAGCCACGTCTGGAAATGCGGTTGATTTACGACCACATCAAGTTGCGTGGCTGACTAATCATAGTCACGCTAGTGTTTGGGTTTTGGTCCGTAAGCTGAAGACTAAAACAAAGCCGGAGATGATGTTTTTGTATCATGGTAAAGACGCTATGGACTTAAAGATGGAAGGCTTAAAGGTTGATCCACTTTACTGCTCAGATGGGGCTTTTGATTGGGAGAAAATTATGGGGTTGATCTCTCCTATATAATCGCATACATTCTTATACATAACTAACTACGGAGAATGTTATGGATTTAAATAAATATTATGGGCAATTGGTTGGGGCAACAATTACGGACTTTAAGTTTAAGAAGTCTGAATACTATAATCCTTTTCCAGTTTATACTTTGGAACAAGCTGATCAAAAAGTTGATCTTGTTTTATCTCAGGATGAAGAAGGCAACGGGGGCGGCTTTGCTTTTATAGAAAATAGTAAAGTCGTTAACTCCGCAAAAAATATGAAAGATTTTGAAGATAGTCTATTTACGTTAGAAGGTCAGTATTATCACTTGTTTCTTAAAACTGATACTGCCGACGATATTGCGGGACTGCTAGAAGCCAAAGCGCACGAAATCAGATGTATATGTGAGATGGAGGGGATGAAGACATGAACGAACTTGAAACAAATATTGTGATGGTTGCGTTAGACCATTTACTTGAAGTGCAGATGGATGCACTTGAACACATAATACAACCTGTCTTAAATGGCCGAAATAAAATTAGAAGTCTCACAACTAACGAGTGGCATGAGGTGTCAACAATTTCTGAAAGAATCTCTGCAACGCATTCTCTTAAAGATGATGTAAAGGAAGGGAAGTATTCGGCATGAAAAAGATACTTGAATACTTAAAAGCTTACCATAAAGATTTAGAATATCAGTTTGAACATATGGGTGAAGGCGCTTATTCGGTAAACCATTGCACAAGCGGAACTGATTTTTTTGATAACGATGCGGAAGCCAAAACTTACATTGATAATTTGGCGCAAAAAATTAAACTTATGGAAAGGGAAGTGTAATGTTTTTATTTACTTGGCTTGCAAAATTATTTTACGGAGATGACTATGAAGAACTAAACCGTAGAGCCAATAAACGAAGGCCGCCACGAAACAGGCCAAGACGGCGATAAAAAAGAAAAAAATTAAACCCACTTGACGGTGGGTTTTTTATTGCGCTATGGTATGGGATAAAGTCAACTACACTACGGAGGGCAAACCATGTTAAAGACTGTTGAAATAAGCCGCGCAAATAAAACAAAAGGCGTTGCAGTAACTTATAGAGCGGGCAAGGGTGAAAAATACGCCACTTGCCCAACTACGTGTAAAATGAATTGCAGTGGCAAAGGCACAAAAAAAATCGATAATGATTATTTAGATGCGTTGCTAAAAGCTAAACCGTCAAAAGGGGTTTCTTTTACTTATTGCCATTTTGATCCAAACGTTTTTGGTTGGGGCAAAAAATTAAGTCCAGATAAAACAGTAATAAATTACAGCGCGGATAATTTAGGCGCGGCATCAACATCAATTATAAACGGGGTTCCGGCCGTCGCGGTTGTTAGTGAAAAGTCTTGGCAAGGTGAGAAAACCCAACCGGCACCGCATGGCTTAAAAGTCGTGCGTTGTCCCGCTGAATTGCGCGATATATCCTGCGCAGATTGTGGAAATGGCGATCCACTTTGTGCAAGGCTAGACCGTCAATTCATTATTGGCTTTACAGCGCATGGGCCCAGTAAAAAGAAAGCGGCAGATTTAAACGTAAAAGGCGGTTGTTATGCCGATGCAGGAAATTGCCGTATACATTGGGAAGCGACTTCAAAAGACGGGCAACCAGATGAAACCGACGGCGAAAAACTTTTAAGATTTGTAAAAGGTTTACCACCACGGGCAATAATCCGGCACCACGTTGCAGGAGATATTGGTTTAGAATAACTTTTTAAAATATTAGCTTGCATTCATATGCGAGATTATGCGATAAGATAAGGGCGGGGCAATTCCGCCCTATTTTTTTGTCACAACTACGGAGGTTTTTGACATGACTTACACTACAAACGCTTTTGCACACGGTATTGGAAACAGTGCAGTTTCTTCACAATGGTTCAGCCGTCCAGATGATCAAAAGTTTTTAACCCTTGACGATATGTTAGCGCATAAAAAAGTTGATGCGCAACGCATGACAAGCCGAACTGTTGATACACATAAGGTGAAAATTATCGGAGATTTTGACGAATCCAACCCAAGCCGCGGAAATATATTTGTTGAATATACCGACGAAAATAAACAAGAGCATTATAATGCCCCCACTAATTGGAGCTTTGGCCAGTTGTCCCAACTAGCAGGGGCACCATCAGGATATTTAAGAGACTTACCCGCACCACTTGCGGCGGACTGTATCCAATGGGGCTTAAAATATAACCGTAGCAAAGACTTGATTAAGGTTTACGGAAATCAGGCAAACGGCGGTGAATTAAGAGCCGCAACCGGTCCAGATTATGGGCGAATTTTTGATTGGGAAATACTCGATCCAATTAAAAACTTGATTGACGAAAGCGGCGGACGTTGGAAAGTGCCCGGCATGATGGTCGGAAGCCGTGACGGTTTAGCGGTTTATGATCCTGAAGTGCCGGTTTCTATGGAAACCACAACCTTGTTTGCAAGCGACCGCGATGTTTTTGTTTTCTTGGTTGACGATCGTAATCCAATCGAAGTTGGCAAACTACCAAACGGCGAGCCGGATTTAATGTTTAGAGGGTTTTATGCGTGGAATAGTGAAACAGGCAGTAAAACCGCAGGTATTGCGGCGATGTATTTACGCGGCGTTTGCATGAACCGAAATTTATGGGGCGTGGAAAATTTTGAAGAAATTAAAATTCGTCATACTAAATTTGCACCAGATAGGTTTGCAATGGAAGCTAGACCGGCTTTGCAGTCGTTTGCAAATGGGTCAACTCATTCATTTATTGAGGGCGTTCAGGCGGCGAAAGATGCGCGCATTGCTAAAGATGATGAGGAACGTTTGGACTTCCTAACTAAAAGAGCGGGCTTATCTGGACGCATGGCAAAAGCGGCAAGTGCTAGACATTTTAAGGAGGAGGGCCGACCAGTTGAAACGGTTTGGGATGCGGCCCAAGCTATTACAGCAATTGCGCGAGACGTTCCACACCAAGACGCACGAATACAAGTAGAACGCAAAGCGGGGGCTTTATTGGATAAAGTAACAGCTTAAACCTTTTACATAATTTAGAACGGGCTCGCATTATTGCGGGCCCTTTTTTATTGGGGGCTTTACTTTTTATAAAGTTATCGCATATAATCTTATTAGCGGTGGGCAAGCCGCGTTAAATTTAAACTATGGAGTATAAAATGGAAAAACTATTTACAGCACAATTCAGACCGGCGGACATCTTATTGGATCGCGTATTTAATCCGGCACGAGACCCAAACACGGGAAACCAAACCCTTGAGTATTTAGGGGAGGCTTGCGGGATTATTCCAGATTTCTTTTTAAATGCGTGTTTAAAAGCGCAGGACGAAGGCGGCATAACCTTGCAAGCTTTATGTGATAATATGGATAATCAATATCAAATGGGCGGGTTTGGGCAATACCCTTGGAAGGGAACACTAGACCACCGAGGAAGCTATCAATCAGAATATGAAGAAGATGACCCAATGGCACCGCTTGCGCGTTTTGGTTTTCAAGATAAAGCTTATTGTTATGTTTACGATTACGGCGTCGTTGCAATTCGTTTGGGGTTGGAGGGTGAATATAAAATTGCCCGCTTTGATTAAGCCCACCTTATAACCAAACGAAAGCCCGCTTTTTAGCGGGCTTTTTTATGCCTATTTACTTTTTATAAAGTTATCGCATATAATCCCATTAACGGCGGGCAAGCCGTTTCAACTTAACTATGGAGAATAAAATGATAGAATTAAGAACAGATCAAGATTTTTTAGAACAGTTGGCGTCCGATCATTTTGACGACGGGCGCGGTTCAACAGCGTCAGATATTAGAGCGGCCGCAGATGATATTAGAAACCTGCGCGACTATGCAACGAACTTAGAGCGCGAGATTAAACGCGCGTCATCTGATATTGTAGTAGCCAATAATGATAAAGAACTTGCGAAAGTTAATTATTCAGATTTGGTGGCCAAACAAACCCAAGGGGCGGATTTTCTATTTAATCTTATTAAATCAGATATTGAGCGTTTGATATTGAAAGAGGTTAAATCACAAATAGAACTAGAACTGGACTATTCTATTTCGTGCCTTGAGGATCGCATCGAAAGCCTTGAAAGTGACGTCGCAGATTTAAACGAAGGCGGCGCAGATGATATAAAGGACACCGTTAAAGAGATGATCAGAGATGGCGATATCACGGTTAATATTGACCATATGTAATAGCTGGACACCATAACCAACCAACCGAGGCCTGCCATCGTGCAGGCCTTTTTTATTGCGCAGAGATAAACAGTTAAACAAACCGGCCCAAGGGCCGAGGCCTAGGGCCCAAACCTACCGGCGCGCGTATCGTGGGCACTGGATCAAGGTCAGCGGGCACCAGTTAGATGACCGTGGCCCGTGAATATTAGAGCGCAGTTGACGGCAGTTATCCGAGCCCCGCAGTCAAATATTAAGTTACCGGCCGAGCCGATCGCAGAACAAAAGCCTTTGCCCTTGGATCGTGAACCCCGAACCGCAACGCGTCCGAATTTTCTCGGGTCCCTCGGCTATCGGGTCATAAAACGAGGTTTTTAAGCCAAAAAAACCGTCCAATTTCGCCAACGGCCGGTCTGCGTACCGAGGGCTTGGGC